TTGGTATCCATTCGGTAAGGATAACTTATTCCCTCAGTATTTAGCTGACCTAAAAAGGAAATCAAGTACACACAGAGCAATACTATCTCAAAAAGCTACCTACTCTTCAGGTACAGGAATGATTACAGGCAACGCTCAGTTATCTGAGTACATTAAGTCTGTAAACCCACAAGGACAATCCCTTAAAAAAATTATAAGACTAGCTGAAGATGACTATTACACATTTGGTAATTGTTATATTGAGTTTGTAGAATATGATGGTGGTTGTAACGTGTATCATATAGATGCTACTCAATGTAGAGTGCATAAAGATTTATCCTCAGTATACATACATCCTAACTGGAAGAATGTAAATGGTGAGATGGAGTTGTTAAGGGAAGTTCCTATGTACCCTAACTTTAAAGGTGGTCGTTCCATTATGATGCTTAAGGATTACGAAAGTGAATTCCAAAGATATGGTATTCCTGACTACATAGCAGCAGCTACTAATGGTGCGATAGAGATTGACTACTTAATACAAAGATATAATCACTCTAAATTCCAAAATGGATTTATGCCTTCAGCTATTATAGAGATAGATGGTTCAATGAGTGATGATGAAGCAGAAGAATTAATTGCTTTAGCTCAAGATAAATTAACAGGTGAAAACAATAATAGTAAAATATTATTCTTAGTAAAGGAAGGTAATCAAAGCTCTCAAACAAACGTTACTATATTAGATGATAACAAAGATGGTAGCTTCATGGAGTACCAAGAACTTACAAGAAATAATATAGTTACAGCTCACAGATGGCAACCTGCATTATCGGGTATTGTATCTAGTGGTAAGATGAATAACACAGGTAGTGAGATTAGAATATCTTACGACTTAGTTATGCGAACTGTAATTAAAGATACTACAGAGCAAGTCTTTGAGCCTATACGAGATGCTATTGGTTCTATATTAAAGATAGACGCCTCTGATTTAGAGATTCAATTTGAATCCCCTATATCATTTGCATCCGACATTAGTATTAAAGATATAGCTGATGTTAATGAGTTAAGAAAACTAATAGGCTTAGAAGAAAGACCTGAGCTTGATGATGTTTACTTACACAAAACAATGAACGACAATGGCAGCAGTAGACTATAGACAATACCCTAACTTAATATCTGCAGCAGAAGTTGTAGATAAAGCTATGACTAACTCTAATATGGACGCATCTATAATAGATGATAACATAATATTGATAGCTGAGATTACCCACATAAAAGAACACTTAGGTAATTATTTTTGGGGTAACTTAAGGAAGGACAAGAACGAATCTAACTGGGGTAACTCATCATTATATGCTGACAAAAGAACTTTAGTTAATAACTACATACAACCTTGTTTAGCTTTGTATGTTAAGTATGAGGTTTTAAACGACATGCAATACAATACATCATCTTCAGGTGTAACACTTAATGTAGATGAGTGGTCAGAAGCAGTTGATGATTCAGATTTATCTGTATTGAAAGAAGATACATTTAGAAAGGCTGAGATCCTGAGAAAAGATATGATTGAATGGCTAGACCATAAAGATAATGAGGGTGTATTTACAGAGTACGAACACAATGATAACATAAAGCATAGCTCAGGTAATAATGTAACTAGAATAGCAGGTATACTAGCATACGGGAATGATTTGAATTACCTTACTGAGTATAAAAAGCATAAAGAAAGTAACGATGATGGATTCGTTGAATAGAATAAAAGATAGTATAGAAATTTCTGCTGTTAATGGTGGAGCTTTATTTATTTCTATGAGTGATTTAGAACAAGGCTTAAGAATATTATCATTATTAATAGCTATAATCTATACGGGATGCAGACTATTTTCCCTATGGAAGAGTAATAATAAAAACCAAGAATAATGCCAACACCAGATTATACTTCAGCAGCAGCAGGTTATAAAGCTTTACTAACTGCACAAGGTAGGAACAACTCCTCTGCAGACGTAAACAATAACGAACAATTTGATAGAGATAATTTACTACATTTCTTAGAAGAAAACTTTCAATCCAATGGAGAGGGGGTTAGTATAGAAAGGTTTAGAGCTTTAATACACACTTTAATAAAGTCAGTTAATGTTCAGAAAGATGATTACTCAAGACAAATTTTAACTAATAGAGCGTTCAGAGTAGCAAGCTCTGCTACAAATAGAAATTATATTCCCTCACCT